CCGAAATTGGCGATCGCGGTCCGGTACCGGCCGGTGGCCGTGATCGACGAGCCGTCGGTGTGGTCGTAGTAGGTCGAATTGTCGTCCGACGTCTGCACCGTGTGGGTGAGGGTCGACGATCCGCTCTCCGCTGTCACGCTGATCAGGATCTGCCCCTCGAAATAGGCCGATACGTCGAAGCCCGTGGTCTGGGCGTTCGACGCGGTCACGGCCCCGCTCGACTTCATGGCGATCGCCCGGGTCTTGCGGTCCCCGGCAAGCCCCGGCGAGGCTATAAATCCGCTCGCCAGGGCCGCCAGGAGCGCCGCAATGGCGAGCCGTCGAATAAACGCGAATCTTGGTAGCATGGAAACCCCCTCTTTCAATCCGCAATCCGCAATCTAAAATCCGCAATCAATTGGCGTCTGCCCAGCTCGCCCCGTAATAGCTCCGGATAATCCAGTAGACCTCGTCGATGGCATGCAGGCAGATGGTGTGGCCGACGTCGTTTTCCCCGGCCTCTGCGCGGTCGCCCGCCGAGTCGGTCAGGGCCGGGATCTGATCCGAGCCTGTCGGGTCGACTAGAATCGTGTACCCGCCCGACTCGGCGTTGGCAAAGCAGTAGATCAACCCGGTCGCGGCGTCCGGCAGATCGAACTCGACGCTCCCGGATGCCCCCTCGTTGGTGAACGTAGTGCCGGTCTCGGCCGCGGTCACCGAATAGCTCGCCGTCTTTTCAGATACCGCCGTGAGCATCACCGTGCCGCCCGCGTCCGCATAGGTCACCGTACGGTCAGCGGTGGGGTCGGTAAAGGTGAATGTCGTCTCGTAGGCGTCCTCGGTGGTCCCTTCGACCACGATGGGGCTCGCCCCGTAAAGGGTGCCCAGAACGGTGGCGGCGTTGGCGTCGGCGCGAAAGTCGAAATAATAGGTGGTGCTCGAGGTGGCAATGCCTATCTGCTGCTGCCAGGACGTAGGCGCGGTCTGGGTCGCTTCGGATGCCGTGGCGCTAAGAAAGGCCGGCATCCCCGGGGTGAGGCTCGACCACCCGCTCATCGAGCATATTGTGAGCACTTCCACCAGCGAGCCCGAGGACCCGCCGTGCCCGACGATCCCCAATGCGGGGCGCAGGTCCGAGTCGTCCGCGTCCGCCTCGTAAACGTAGCCGTCCGAGCCTTTTATGCAGACCACGTCCCCTAACGCCAGCGTCTCTCCGGCGGTGCCAGAAAAGCGCGCCAAGGACTGTTTAATGTCGAAAGCCGCCGCAGGCGCGGTAAATACGGCCAGCACCAGCGCCGCGATAGCCAGGATTGCAATGTGTCTTACTGCTCGTCTCATGATATCCCCCTTTAAAAAGTTTCAGGTTTCAGGTTTCAGCTATCGGCTTCGAGCTATCGGCTATCGGCTATCGGCTTCTCTATACCTCCGCCTTATAGCTCCCGACGTAGTCCACCGGCGTTCCCGCATACTCGTGCCGGATCTTGTGGCGGATCTTGTCGGCCACGAAGACCTGCTCTGACTGCGGGCTGTCCGCGACGAACATCTCGGGCTCCTGCCGGCCGTTGAGATATCCCATCTCCACGTGGTCCACCAGGTTCGCAGGCAGGATAAGGCCCCAGTCGTCGGTGTCGGTCAGAATGCTCAGGGTCCTCGGGACGATCCGGTTTCGCATGGGGTTACGGTCGTTGATGTTGGAGGACGATCCCGGGTAATACTCGTTGTTGCAAACGATGTCCGCGGTGTCGAAAAGATCCACCGGGTGGATGAGGATCGGCTTTGCCGACGGGTCGTCCAAAAGCCCGATTCGCTTTGCGCTGTCCTTTTCGGTCATCTTGCCAAGCGCCTTGTAGGCCACGAGCGCGGTGGTGATGGAAAGCGCCGTCGATCCCAGGTTTCCGTGCCCCGAGGTGTGCCAGGCGGTGCCGTCCGAGCAGTTGTCGTTGTCGATCCAGGTGTCTATGACGTACTGAGCGTGGGTTCTTCTGGCCGCGCGCCCTAATCGCAGCACCAGCCGCTGGACTATCGAAACGTCGTCGTTTATGATGGTCTTACGCGTGATGGTGAGAAGGTTTCCCTTCTGGGCCAGGGTGTAGGTGCTCTCCTCGTCGGTGACCGCCGCGATCTCCTGATAATCCGCGGTCTCCGGGTCCACCGTGTCGAGGTCGTCGAAATACCCGACTTTTACGGCCTCCTGCTGGCGAAAGTCCTTGACCGGCTTACGGACCGAAATAAAAAGATCTTCGCCGAAGTCCGTGGTCCTATACTCGCTAACCAGGCGGCGGCCCAGGGTGTTTCCCAGCACGTAGGTAAAGGTTGCGCTGGTGATGTCCGCCGAGGCGCGAAGATCTGCCGGAAGGTTCTTCCGGATGAAGTTCCCGGTCACCTCGGTGTCCCCGGTAAAAAATGCGTACATCTCCCGTAAGCCCGTAAAGGGCGGGATCTCGTCGAAAGACTCGATGTCCTGGACGGATCGCAGCACCGGGTCGTCGAAAAAGGGCCGGTTGTCTAATCGGGTCATCCGGGAAAATGTTTTCATTTCCTCTGCGGTCGCCCCGAACGTGCGGTCGACCGCAAGCTGGGCTCTTTCGAGGGTTCCAAGCCCCACGCGCACCCCTTGCGCGATGACGGGGTCGTCCGCGGGCTTTGGCTGCATCGCGGCCAGGTAGTCCTTTTCCGCGGCGATGGCCCGGACGAGCTCTTCGGATTCGAAGGTTTTGCCCGTAAAAAGCCCCCGCACCCGCGCCTTTGCCGCATCGGGCAGGTCCGACGTGTCGACGGCCTTGTCAAGAGCCAGCTCGCACCTGAAGAGCGCGAGATCGTCCTTGGTCAGCGCATTTTTATCTGTCGGCTCTTCCTCGTTTCCGTCCCCCGCCCCCGGGTTTGCGTCCGCAGGCGCAGGCGGCTCCATAGCCATGCGCGCAAGGCCGGTGATTTCCTCGTCGGATATCGTGTCGAGCGATTTTCCGTCGAGGAGATCCGGCCGCTTTTCCGTGATCAATTCCCATAGTGTTTCCTTATCCATGACCTCCTCCTTGCGGGCGGCAATCGCCCGGATGAATTTTCCGCCCGCAGCCGGACGGGTTACGATGTCCACCGAGTCCGCGGCCAAAAACTCTTTGACCTCGAGCACGGTCTTACCCTCTATGACCGCCATCTTCGCCCGCACCGGGCAGTCGTATGACAGGCCGTATGCGTCGGCGCCCCGGCTTGCGGCGGATAGCAGGTTTTTCCCAAGCCATTTGGCGCTGTCTAAAAAATGTAGCACCCCGCAAAGTCCCTTGTCCGCGGCAAACCGCACCGCATCGATCCAGCCCGCCTTGTTTTTGGCTAACCGCGGCTTTTCGCCGTAGAGCGACACCGGCACATGGACCGCGCCGGCGGGAAGCTCGAAAAGGTTTACATCCACCCCCTCGAAGAGCGCGGCCGCGCTTTTAAGCACCTCTGCGGGAAGATACCACCCGTTTTTCGTAAAGCCTGGCTCGCAGATGGTCACCTCCCACGCCGAGCCCTCGGGGTCCTTGGGGCTGTCCAGCCGGAGCCTTGCCGCGAAAGTGTCGTCGCAAACATCCTGCGCCGCCCTCGCCTCGACCCAGGCCTTTTCCACCTCGGTCTCGTCGGTTCCGATCTGCACCTCGCCGTCCAATATCGAATAGCCCGCCTTGAAATACTTCCCGTCGATCTCGAAAATCAGATACGACGGAAAGACCTCGGACAGATAATACTTATCGCCCTTTTTGCCCACCGCCTGCCAGAGCATATCCCGGATGTCGTCCAGGCTGATGTCGGCCTCGGCCCGGCGGGCATCGGCGGGCGGGGTCTTTTTGGTTTTCGGCATGGCCGTCCCTCCCAAGTTGAGGTGTCAGTGTTCAGTGTTCAGGATCGAAAACCGCGCTCCCGACACCTGAAACCTGAAACCTGAAACCTATTTGTCTCTCGCTTTCCCGGCTATCGGTTTGCGCTTTGCGTTTTCCGGGTTGACCCCGGTGACCCGGATCGGACCCAGCGGCTCGATGTCTTTCATGTCCTCGAACCAGAAGACCTTTGCCCCGCCGCGGGTTACCACCACCACCCGGCCGTCCGGATGAATCCGCCGTTTAAGGATGTATTTTTCGTCGATCCCGTACGCTTTGCAGGCCGCGTTAAAGCGTTTCCTTGCCGCCCTCTCCTTTGCCTCGGCAGCCTTCTTTATCTCTTCCACCGCCGCGGCGTCTTTTATGTCGTCTTTTGCCATCTGCTTTCCTCCTTTTCTTTCAGCTATCAGCCATCAGCTATCAGCTATCAGCTTTCAATTCCTCCCACCTGGGATGGTGCGGCAAGCTCGTTCACCCGCACCGGATCGTGTTTTTTGCAGACCCCGCCGGGTCTTTCGGGTACATGAGCTCCTCGCCCGCGATGTTAAAGGGCTTGTCCACATCCCGTATCTGGCCGTGCGCCTCCATGTGTTTGGGCCTGGGCATCTTGGGGCTGTGCCCGTAATACCACTTTTTTTGAAGGCCGGGCACCACCTTTGCGGCCGATTCCTTGCGCGCCTGCCCCGCGGCCTCGAGCACCCGCCCGCCCTCGGTCCGGGTGATCGCCTCGGCCCTGTCCTTTATGTTTTTAAAGATACTCTTATCGTCGAGGTTTCGCCCGATCGCCTCCATCGCATCGAAGGGGGATTTTTGCCCCATGAGCGCCAGGGTAAGCTCGGAGTTGACTTTTTTTATCGCGTCCTTTGAAAGCCCGGTTATAAGATCCGACGAAAACCCTTGCAAAACCGCAAGCGCCGCCATGTCGATCTCGGGGATCGCCACCGCGACCCCGGCCGCCCGAAGAGGCAGGTCCACCAGGTCGACCCCGACCTCCCAGAATTCGCGCTGCGCGTCGCGCATGGCCACCCCGTACTGCTGGCCGAAGCCCTCGAGCGCCCGCTCCACCGCAGCCTTTAGCTGGGGCAGGTGATACGCCTGCCATTCGGTGGACGCCACGCTTGCCGCAACCTCCTTGCGCGCGGCCGAAAGCAGACGGACCACCTTTTTCACCTCGGCGTCCTCCAATTTGTTCGCCTTGCGAATCAATTCGGCCACCTTTTTTTGAAACGCTCTTTCCGCAGGTTTTTTAGCCATTTTTTCAGCTAT